TTCTTCTAATTGAATTTACTGTATTATTAAACCCACTGCCAATATTAGTTAAAAATGTGTTGTCAACTTGACCAGTTGAGCCAATTTTAATAACTCTATTTGCACTTATGCCACTAAATGATAAGAACGAACCCACAAAAACATATTCATTATCAGGTGTTGTTGCAACATCATACCAATATCTTGTAAATGTTCCACCACCAAAACCAACGCCATATTGAAATGTTGGATCAATTGTGAGATCATTATTTAATTTAATAATAAAATTTGCAGAAACACCACTATAATCATTAAAGATTCCACCAATAAACATCTTATCATCTATTGTTTTCTTCACTCTATGTACAGTACTTTCAAACCCTTCTGAAAAATTTGGAGATATTAATGCATTACCTGCACTATCAATCTTTACTATTCTATATGCTGGTGAACCACTATATGAAGTAAACGATCCAACAACAACATAATTATCATCAACTGTTTGAATTGCATGGTTAACGTTTGGATTGAATCCTGCTCCATCATCAAAGGTTGATTGATAAGTCCCACCACTATCAGTTACTATTAGACCATACGTACTATTACCGTCATATCCAGAGGGTCCAACATAAACAATATTATTATTACTATTCACAAACATTTCACCAGCATATCCTATAGTGAATCCACTGCCATAAACAAATGTATTGTCAATTAAACCATCAGGAGTAAGTTTTACAATAGCATTAGCATCAACATTATTAAATGTATTAAATGACCCCGAAATTAAATAACCACCATTATTTTCAATTACTGTGTATGCAATACTATCAAATTTAGTTGGTGCTAACGTTGTTGTCGTAGTAGTTGTAGGCGGTACCGTTGTGGTTGTACTAGTTGTAGTTGTAGGCGGTGCTGTCGTAGTAGTACTAGTTGTTGATGTTGTCGTAGTAGTTGTAGGCGGTACCGTTGTGGTTGTACTAGTTGTTGATGTTGTAGGTGGTGCTGTCGTAGTAGTACTTGTTGTTGATGTTGTCGTAGTAGTTGTTGGCGGTACTGTCGTAGTAGTACTAGTTGTTGATGTTGTAGGTGGTGCTGTCGTAGTAGTACTTGTTGATGTCGTTGTAGTGGTACTAGTGGTTGTTGTAGGTGGATCACAAGCAGGTTCATCGTATTGGGCATCTTCTAATAATTCGATTTTATTATTGATGTTTAATTCTCCGCTTTTGACATAAAAAAGAAAATCTTCTACTCTTTGTTCATATTCACCAAAACTTAAATCTTGTAATTCCAATAAATTTATTGTGTCATATTGAAATTCAGTTCCACCAGAACTTATTCCTGAAAATGCTTCTGTTAAATCGAAACTTTCTTCAATAAAAACATATGACATTCCAGAAGGAACACCAACAATACAGTTAAGTATATATTTTCTTGCTACTCCCATTATATAAATTTAGTTAATTCAGGATAATTTTTTTTTGTGTTTATTATTTCATCTACATAAAATGATGAACAATAATCTTTATCAACCCAAGATAAATCATCATAAAAAGGTGATCTGTTAACATATTTACCTTTATAAAATAATTTTGATTGATTAGTCACACCCGCATTATGATACAAATAATACGTTTGTAAATTACATTTTTTTATACTATCAGTTGCCCAAAGAAAATCCATAGGCTTAACAACACTCATTTTATGTCCTGATCTTATACCATTCCACAAAACAGACCACATATCAGCAGTCCATGCTTGAATAGGGTGTTGTGGATTATATTTATTTGAAGTAGTAACCATATGTCGATACAAATCTTCTGAATCTTTTTCCACCTTATCCCAAAACTTCCAATCAGTATTCTTTATTACATATTGTGCTCCACCAGCATTGTTATCATTATCTTCAATTAATTTGAAATCAACATCAACAATATCACACATTTCCTTAAATAGCTCTACACTCTTATTTTTTATATATTTTGAATTAATATATGATTTAGTATCAGATAAATACCAAACATCGTTTTTCCAATTAATCACATTTTTTGGGTTTTTTAATAATAGAACATCTGTATCTAAATACATAAATGGTTCTGATTTTTCATTTTTATATTTTTCATATAAAAATTTCTTAATTACATATGGTCTAATTGTTGGGTTATATAGAACATTTTTATTTCTACCATCTTTATATCCATGTATTTCAACTCCAGTATGAAATTTAATGTGTGACAATGCTGTTGATAATTTATCAGTAGATGTACCTACTAAATAAATTAAATCACTATCTAATCCAATTCTTTTAAAATTGTTAATTTGAGTTAAAATTTCCCACCAATATCTTATTTTATCTTCTGTCGCTACAATATATTTCATACTTTAAACGTTTATGGCGTTGGATTTGATTCGACTTGTGCTATTGGTGCCGTTGGGTTAACAATATTACCAGTTACACCCACATCATTAAAAATAGATGTATTAGTTATTTGTGCAGTTGCTAATCCGCTTGTCGAACCATCACCATCAATACTGACTCCTAATGCAATTCTTAATTGTTGACTTGCAACAGTATCATCGTGGTTAAGTTGGTATAAAAAATTACCAGTAGTAGTGCCCGTATTTGCTAATGATTGATTATTATATAAATTTCCTGTGGTTATCAGGATACTTCCAGATGTAACTCCACTTGATGCTGCAATATATGTTATTTGTTGTATTGCACTATCTGCTGTGTTAGATAATTGATAATTTATAACAACTGAAATTGTTTGACCAGGTGTTAATGGTTGACTTAATTCTAAATTCCAATACGTTGTTTTATTTGGACTATCCCCACCAGTTCCTCCACTACTACCACCAGATGCAACCCAAGTTAAATTAACTACGGGTTCTGTTGTCGTAGTAGTTGTAGTTGTTGGTGCTAATGTAGTGGTTGTTGTAGTTGTGGGTGGTACTGTTGTAGTTGTACTAGTGGTAGTTGATGTGGTAGTAGTGGTTGTACCGGTGTCTTCGCAAACAAAATCATCATCCCAATTCGCTACAATGTTTGGTAATTTATATTTAAATTCACTACCATTATCACCAAACCAATTAAGATCAGGATCAAAACTAACCCCTCTTTTGTATGTGAATTTTTGTTTAGTAAATATGGTATTTCTAATTAAAATTCCCCCTTTACGCAAAATAATTGTTGCAGGTAATAATTGTCTTATAAATCTTTCGAAAAATGCATTATATTTACTAATAAATGGATATAAATTAGCAAATGTATAACCATTTGTTTTTAATGGATTACTGTCTGGTAAACACGATCTTCTTAAATATTCAGTATATAACCATTCTAATGTAGGATAATACCCACCATTAAAATCAGTAATAATTTTTCTACTTTTAGCATTTACTAATTTTCTTTGTATTAATTCTATAAATTCTAAAAATGTTAAATTAGATATATTACCTAATCCAAAACTATCAGGAATTATTGGTGTTGACGAATTAGATGGGTCAATAATATAGAATACTCCAAGAACATCACCTAAATGAACGCTTGGTGGTAAATAGATTTCATACGGATTACTTGGATTAACTTGATAATCCGTATATGGTTGAAGAGTAATACCGTTAACCATAAATTTAACGTCTTCAACGCTATTAACTGCAAAATTTAATTTATAAATTATCTTATTTATTGGTGCACAATAATACAATTTAGATGTATTATACCCATCGACCCTATAAAATTCACTTTTCTTTTCAATTGAAATGTCTGTAGTATTAACAATAAACGAAACAACAACAATAGGATTGGTTTGTAAATAAAGAATTAAATCGCTATTTTGAATAACTAAAACACTATGATCATTAGGGTCTTGAATGTAATCACCAACATATGAAGCACCTCCCTTTGCAACAGATATCCCATTTACAGATAATTGTACATCGCCTTGTGGTTCTTCGGGCAAATGAACTCTTGCTCCCGCATTTGTAATTTCACTAGACGGATTGATCCTATATACTAAATATTTAATTTCACCAACAGTAGGTATCCCTAATCTATCATATAGATATGTTAATGTGATAACATCTTTTTCACCAGAAGGATATTGTTGTGCATACACACCAGAAGCGGGGTTTATTTCAACAGTATTTCCGCTTTGACTATAATCCCAACTAGTTGTACCTGAAGATATTTCTGTAGAACCAGAAGGACTTAATACAAGACCATTAAAATTAAATTGAATACTTCCTAATGGTGTATGTGGTATAGTAAATTTAGTTGCTGGTGCATCATACCCAATACCTACATTAACAAACGTATATGGTTTAGTATATCCAGATGAATTAATAGGAAAATCAACTTGAGTTATATATCTCCAAACATCATATTCAATTGCTCTTGCAGTATCAAGAGTCACATCAATTTCTTTGGTGTTAATTATTAATTGACTATCATTTTGAAAATAGTTTGGTGTTGTATAATGTGTTCTTTCAGCATATCCTGTTTCAATCCAAGATTTTTTATTATCGATAGTTCGATTCACATCAAATCCCACTGCGCGATATAAATCAATATACGCTTGCCCAGAATCGCTATTACCTGATAATTGAAAAAACATATCATTAGTTTCTGCAACAGCAATAGGATATCCTTGTGAATTATATGGTAAAGATGCTGATGGTAAATCAGCAAGAGTAAGAACAACCTCATCTGGATTAATTTTACCATCTACAGTATAAACATATTCAGTAATATTAACAAAGGGTTCTGGAATACCAATTAAAAGTAATATAGATTTTAACGCATGTCGAGTACCCTTAGATTTCCAATAATAATTAGTATTAATTAAGATTCTTCTCCAAAGTTCAATATCAATTTCTGCTGGTAATAAATCATTTTCTTCTTTTTCAATGTCATTAAGAGCAGTAATTTCATCCATAAATTGTTCCTCTTCCAATAATGCAAAAAAATCCCAACCTAATGCGCGTGCTAAATTACCAACTAATTGATCTGGTATGTTTTTCTTTTTATCATAACTTACCTTATTTATATTAACTAAAGAATCAATAAATAATCTTGTGTCGTCAATTTCTCGGCCATAAATTCTCAACAATTTACTCATTTTTTGTTCATCAGTATTGTCGAAAATTTTAATTGATTCGGGAGTTAAAAATCTAAAAATAAGGTCCGTTTTTAACGTATCATAAGCAACGCCTAGATTCAATAATGCACTTTCGTATGCATTAAAAAGCGCATTATCAAAATCTACGTTGTAACCATCAGTTGTAGGCCAAATATAATTTTTATCTATAAATTGAACACCAGTGTCATAATCAATAATATTTTTTAATGTTGTTATAAATCCTGTCTGACCAGATATCCTTTCTTTAATCAAATATGATTCTAAAGTATTTAATCTTGATTTAAATAAATTGAATTGTTCTGGATTTGGTTTTAAATGGTATGGTATGTTTGTAGTTGTACCGCTTATTGCTTCTGGAAATGGATTACCCTTAACCAATAAAGTTATGAAGGGTTTTGTTGCACTATCTCCAAGAAAACTTAATATATCATATCCGTTTTCTGTTGGTTTGTCTTTTCTCCAAATAACATAATTAAAATAAGAAACATTTAAATTTCTTAACTCATTATCATTAATAACCTCATTATTACCATCATTAAATGTTAAACCAAACTTATTTACCACATATGTCGCTGGAATATTAAATGTTGATGTGTTAGTATCCGCATCAAACAAATAATTAACTACAGTTACATTGCCACCAATATTTATTTGATTAGAAACAAATAAACTAGCTGGATATTTAAGAACAATATTTTGAATCCCAACCCTCATTGCTTCATGTGCAGAACCAAATTTAGCATAACTTCTTAAATCAGTTTTATCTAAATTAAGTGTTGCATTTGTAGATAAGAGATTAAATCTTTCTGATTGGGTTTGATTAAGTAATAGACTTTCTAATGTGATTGGCTTAACAAATGAACTTAATTCATTTGAATAATCTTTTGTTTTACGACCAGTAAAATTACTTTCAACCCTAAAATCACCTAATGAAAATACTGTGTTTGATGGAACGTTAGTAAACGCATCGCCCATTAATTGATTATTCTGATTTCTATTAGTTCTTCTTACTAGTGCCATTTACTATATTTTTTTATAAATACTTAAAAAAAGAAATCCCAAACTATAATTTGGGATTTAAAGAAATTTATTCTCTCAATTATGATAACCATAATTTCTTTTTCAAAATCTCTTCAATATTTTCGTTATATCTAATCCTAAGTAATTTAATATTATTATCTTTAGCAAATTGATTTTTTATCTTGTCGCTTTCTTGAATTCTTTTTAATCCTTCTTTACCGCCAAAATAATCAATTGCTTTAAAATGTAACATTCCATCATATTCAATTAACATATTATGCTTTGGTAAATAAAAATCAAAAGGTAGTGTTTTTTTATATCTACAATCTTCAAATCTTTTTTGAATTTCAAATTCAATATTAATTTTCTTTAAAAAATGTCTTATTTTCCTTTCTCCTTTAGATTCTTTACATATTGGACAACCTTGTTTATTATTGATATGATTTGCAGGTGTCTGTTTAAACACACCATGTTTTTTACATATTAATTTAACATTTAATTTACCGTGTTTATAATCAACTAAAGAATAATCATACTTATCACCATGAACTTTCATTGCTTTTTTTATAAATTCCTTGGTATTTGATTTTAAATTTTCAGCATTTAATTCAATAGCACATTTAGGACAACCTCTACCATGCATATGTGAATTAGGTATTTGTTCAAACACCCCATGTTTAGGACATATAATTTTAACCTTTTCTTTACTATGAACATAATCTACCAATGAATAATCATATTTTTCATTATGAACTTCTTTTGCTTTTTTTATAAATTTATTTTTACCTAAACTTTCCTTTTTTATTGTTGTAAGTAATCCACATTTAGCACATCCTCTACCATCTAAATGTGATTGTGGCGTTTGCTCAAAATCACCGTGTTCTTTACATATTAATTTAACTTTTAATTTACTATGTTTATAATCAACTAAAGAATAATCATATTTATCTTTATGAACTTCATTTGCTTTATTTAAAAAATCTGTTAAAGTTAATTTGTTATTCACATTTCTAAGAATATTGGCACATAACGGACAATTTTGACCTAGCATGTGATTACTAGGTATTTGTTCGAACAAGCCATGCTCATGACATATGATTTTAACTTTAGTTTTGTTTGTTTTGTACTCTACTAATGAATAATCATATTTATCACCATGAATTTGTTTTGCTCTTTTTATAAAATCTTTTTTATTTAATTTTCGTGACACTTACTATATTTTTTTATAAACACTAAAAAAAAGTGCTTAATTTTTAATATTGAGATAATCTTGTGAAGAATCGATATTTTCACGTCTTTCTCTAACTTCATATACTTTTTGTGTTGTAACATCATCATCAATTTCGTAAAGATTATATTGTCGAGTAATTACTTTTTCATTATCAACAGTATCATAATAACTCACAATACCTTTTTGTACATCTCTTATTTGATCACCACCAACTAAGTTAACCACCGTATCTATTGAATTTTCGGTTAATTCAACTTCAATAGCTATCGGATTAAAATATGTATTTGATAAAAATATTGTTTGATTAGGAACCCCTATAAATGGCGTTACATTGGGTTTTACATTTGATGCTGATGTTGGAGTCACTTGTACAAATAAAAGCGTACCAGAGTCATCAAAACGATATCTGACGGCAGTTTGAGAGGTATTACCAACGTTTTCTGTAACAGGGATTACTTTATTTGCTGTTGCTATATATCTTACAACGTTTCTTAATTTTGTGCCATCAGAATTTTGATATTCTATTTTATAACCTTGTATTGCATTATTAGCATCCAAACCAGAAAGTTCTGGTAATATAGTATCTAAAATAATACCCTTTACTGTAGGTAAAGCAGAAAGAACCCCACAATCTGCAATTGTTGTAGTAATTACTTTAGGTCTAATATAAATTGTATAAATGCCAAGATTAGAAAATTCTTGTGCGGGTAATCTTAAATTATATAAACCCCCCAATAAATTTTGAGTGCCTGAAACGTGTTCATCTTCTGGTGTTTCTAATTCAGTTAAAACATCAGTAGCTTCTAATCTAAAAGTTTCTGTTGTTAATGTTTCCCTATCGGGGCTATAAGTATAAAAAATATCAATATCTTCTATCGATACATCACTACTTTTTACGTTTCCGTATGTTCCAATCGCCATTTTATGTATTATTTACTATATTAAAATAATTGCCGCCCCCATAATAGGTTAAATCAGTTAAATTAGAGATATTACTTAATCTATAATTATTTTCAAATGCCGGTAAATCCTCTCTTATTATAAATACGTCACTTCCAACAATTGGTCTATCAATCATATTTTCTTTTGCTTCGTCCTTTATATATGGTAAATTTGTAAAATTATTTGCATCACTATAACCAGATGAAGTAAAACTAAACGTTGTTGTAAACCCACTATCTTCTGCAACATATTGATCTACATATGTAATACCTCCAATATAATAAACATAGGTTTGACCTGATGTTGTCAAAGATAAATTTAAACCATTATCCGCAGATGTTGATCCTGTATAATATTTCTTAGATAAATCACTTGATGCACTCCATTTTCTTAATTCAGATAATCTACTAGATGATAATCCTGACACAATAACGGTATTACCAGTAAGAGTTACACCAGTACCTCCTGTTGCTTTTGGATCATCTATAGTATCAAAAATACCCCAATCTTCAACTGTTGATGTGAGTAAAAATTTTATATTATAACTAGCACCAGTATCTGGTATAATATATCCTTGTTTAGTATCGCCCGTTAAACTATATGCTACCTTTGTTGCTCTTAAAAAGGATTTTTTAATTAATTCCACAATTGTTTTAAATTTGTATGTTTGATTTTTTACGCAAGAAAACACGAATATCTGTAGCAGGATTTAAAATTTCAAATTGGGAATCAACTTCACTATAAACAGTATTATCAATTAATTGAATTTGACCAGTTTCTTCATTTACTAAAGCCTGTTCTACTGGATTTGAAGAATATTGTCCACCAACTTTATTATATACTGTAACATTTAATACATTTATAACTCCATTCACATTATTTATTGTTTCAATAAGTGGTCCTAACCAAATGTCTTGATTCATCTGATTATTATTAATATTGAAATAATTAGCAACCGCATTAATAATTGAATTTGCCACATTATTCTCGTTTGTATTGTCTATATAACAATCGACATCAAACGCTAAATTAAATATTCTACCATCCCTTACTTCAATATAATCATTGACCATTCTAAATTCAGTCATATATTCGGTAATATTTTGTTTCAATAATGTATTTGATGTATTGCTCAATTTACCTTGACTATTAATGCCCAAAATAGACAATACTACTTTATTGTTTTCTCTAAATGCGTTTGCTCTAAATGCTGAACCATATCTACCATTCATTGTTTGTGCTTTAAACAAATAATCGGAAATTGTTACTGCTCTATTCTGTGCTGAAAAATTATATTTAATTAAGTTTCTTATTTGTTCTGTAGATAACCCATCATTACCACCAATTGCAGCAACTGGATTATTGACTTTAAGACTTCTTTGAACTTCTCGGTTATAATCTTGTCTTGCACCATTTACTCTTAAAGTAAAATTACCTAATTGATTAACTACATTAACACCAACGTTTGATGAAACACCTCCACCAGTTCTATATCTAATAAATAAAGTATGATCTTTTTTTAATTTTTCACCTAATGCGGTATTTGATAAATAATTATTTAAAAATTCTGTAGTATTAATATCTAATTTAGCAAACCCTTCATCAAAGAAATTAAATTGACTTTCACCACCACCAAACGTTAATTTACAAAAACCATTAGATGTAAATTCTTTAATAAACTTTCGAGTAACATCTTGCCATATACCTACTTTAATTCCTGTTGCACCAGTAGTTTCAACACTAGAACCAGAATTAGGATCATCAATAAATATTCTTTGTTGTGCTAAATAATCTACTTCATAGAATAGCAAATCAGGATTATTCCAATCTGCTTCAGTTGGATTTGTTGTTACTCTACCTTCCTTTAATATAACTCTATCGATTTCCAAGACACTTCTATCTGGTAATGTTATTTCATAAAAAGGAACAACTTCGTTTTGAGTTATATATTTATTGAATATTGTGGTTGAACCATTAATTACAATTTCTCTTTTTGTTACAGTATAATTCCGAATAATGCCGTTTGAATCTTCATTTGGTATATATGATCTATTTGGATATCCTAACGCACTAATTGATGAACTCCAATCAATTATATCACTAGTTTCAAATATTTTTCCACCCCCAATTACTTGAGAGCCAGGTAATAACGTAGGGAAATAATCAAAATCAGGACCATCGCCCTTTACTGGAACATTAACTGAAAAGTCAACAACAGTAATTGAAGGTCTTTTATTTGGTATATTAAAACCTAAATTTTTTGCTATATTTAATATTGAATCTCTTTGTTGTGCATATGCGATTTGTGTCTCCTGAAACGCACGGTCTGTGTTGATAGCTAGGTTGTTTGATATACCTGCGTTTAAATCTATAATCATAGAACCAACAGAAGAATCAGTAAAATCTTGAAGAATTTCGGGATAATATTCTTCAATTAATGCAATTAATTCGCTTTTAACTTCACTAAAAGTTCTAGCACCATAATTTACTCTATTGTCTGCCATTTTACTATTTAAATATAAATAGTTTCTAATCAATTTAATGATAAAATCAAGAAATGATTAAAACGATAATTCTAATGTACCAGTATCTGTAAACGTATCTTCGGTATATTGGAATAACAATTCAATATTTAATTGATTATCACCTATAGAATTACCAAATTTATCTGTTCCAGTATAAAAACTTAGTTCTTTAATTTCCAATTGAGGAATAAATTTACTTACTGTTTGTTTTATGTCTTTTTCAATATCATTTTGGGTTATTTGGTCATTTTGTTCAAATAAAAATCTTCTCAAATTAGTACCATAATCGGGCATATAATACCTTTCTCCTTTTTGAGTTAACAACAACAATGTTAAATTTGCTGCCAGCGCATTTTTTGTTGTTTCTGTTAACTGAAAAAACGTATTTTTTTCCTTATCGTCATTAAGTGGAAAATTTATATTAATACCTCTCATAAATGTATTTTTTTATAAATACTTAAAAACAAAAAAACCCACAAATTTGTGGGTTTTAATTATGATTTAAATATATATATATTGTGTTTATTCTACTGTACCGCCTCTACGTTTCTTATTTAGTTTTTTCTCTTCACATGAACGTGCTTTTTCTTCTTCTTCTCTTTGTTTCTTTTTATCGTAAAGCGATCTGATTGATTCTTTCATTTGAATTACAGCATCTTGTCCAAAATGATGAAGAATGCCACTATGAGTTTCAACGTCTGGTTTTTCCACTTTCAACTTATCATTTTCATCAACAACAATACCGTGAAGTGCCTCTTTAATGCACATTAGTTGCATATCCGTTGGCAGTTGAGTTAAAATGTCTTCATTAAAAATGATTGTTACATTTACGCCATCACTTAGTTTTTCCGTAACATCATTAGTTTTTTGTACTTTATAAACCTTTTTTTGGTTGTTGTCACAAAAAACCTTAATTTCAACCCAATTAGGGATTGCACTTTCATCTACGATTTTGTAAAACAAACTTACCGTATCGTCCATTAATTCAATTAAAATTGCCATAAATAAATTTTGATTTGTTAGTTAAAAAATATTAGTCTTTTATGTCTTTTTTAAGAACTTCGATTTGAGCATTTAAATGATCGATTTTTTGTTGATTAAAATCAAGCTCATGTTGTATATTTTTACTAAGTTCTTCATATATCTTAATTTCATTTTCAAGAAATTTAATTTTAGCAAAAACCATTTCATTTTTCTCATTATCTTCTCTTTTCTTCATTCTTTCGTTATTATCCTTTTCAACATCAGCAAGAAATTCATCCTTATGGGTTTCCCAACCTAATTTTACCCTCTCATCGCGTTCTTCTAAAATTTTATTCCTTTCTAGAGATTTATCAATGTTTTCTGATTTATCTATGATACCGTATAACGTATCATTACCTTCAAAAACCTTACCACTATCTAAGGCTTCTTTTAATTTGTTAAGATCAATTCCTTTCTTTTCCATACTAATTTACTTTTTCTATTACGTTTGCTTTTAATTTAATTACATCATATTTATCTATTTCAATAAATTTATAAAAACCTGTTACTGAAAACCCATAATTATCTCCATATTTAGTCTTATGCCAAACTTGTTGAATGTCACATAGTTCTTTCATTATTTCAGAATTCTCATCAAACCTTGCAACACCAAACTTCTTAGGTATAATAAACTCTAAAATTCTATGAGTTTCATCAATTCTTTTAATATGTAAAAATTCTGTTAATTGTTCTATTTTATTTAATGTTTCTGTTTCTCTAATAACTCTAACTGGGAATCTAAATTGTTTTGCTTGTTCTACACTATCCATTTGGCCAATATCAAATGATTTACCCATACCTTCAACAATTGGTGTGTTGTTGATCATATATTCAATTGGAAAATCATCATCCTTTAACTTTCGTTCTTCAACTTGTGCTAAAGTAACTTCTCGCATAGTTTTCCCATAATGTTTATGTTTTGGATCAAAGAAACCATAATGGTCATATCTTCTACCAGTCTCATCTTTTTGCATAGGAATATTATTTTCATCCAATAACACATTTCCATCTTCATCTCTTTGATACTGTATTGGTTTACCGTTAGCCCCAAATTTTAATCCCATATTTAAATTTCTATCAATAGCAACTTGTGCAATTTTTTCGGGATTGGCTTTCTCCATAAACTCATCTGCTTTTTTCAAAAGTTCATAATAATCTTTAACAAATTGTTCATCTTTTTGTCCTTGTTGCATTTTACGTGCAATAGGATTACGAACTTCTGCTCTTATTTGAAATTTATTTTTCTCATTAGTGTTCGTTAATTCCTTTGGTTTTAATATTTCTTCCTCTGTCTTTACTAAACCAGCACTTAATCTCCAAAATGCCATTTTGGTCCCAATAATTATTTTTTTAAATATATTCATATTGCATTTATAATATGTTCGAAATATTTTGACAAAATTGTCATTATGCTGGCACAGTTACAGCAGCTTTATAAAACTCTGCTCTATTATTTGTTACGTTTTTCAAATGATATTTATCTTTGAAATCTTCATGAAGTTGATTACCCAAATCTTCTCTTAATTTAGGTTCAGAAGTAAGCAATTTAATTGCTTTACCCCAATCTTTACCTGATTTCCTATTATACGGTATTAAAATACTGTTCTTCATATGAACACCATCTACATTATATGGTGGAATATCAGTACAGATCAACGGAATTTTTCTACTCCAACATTCAACTTGTTTCAAATTAGATTTTGCTCTATTAAATGAATGATCTGCTAATGGTGCTAAAGATACGTCAGTTTCATTGAGAACATTAGCATAAACATTAGCTTTTTCTGTCCATCGTCTAGCATATGTACCTTCATCCTCAAAATAAAGATTTCTTTCAATATTCTTCAACCAATCTTTATAATTTTCATCTTTAATAATATCATACTTATTTGTCAATATATGTTCATAGAATAAATATATAGATTCGGTTGAATCAATATCTCGTCTGTTAGTTTCAAAAACCCTACCTCGATACAATTCTTTTAAGTCTGTTGGTAATCCTTCAATATTATCAACATCACCTAAACTTTTATTAATTGATTTGATTAATTTTTTAGTAAGGATACCTCTCTTTTGTAATTCTCTACCAAACTCTTGATTAAAAACAGATTTTGAAGTAGTGCCTTGGGTATCCCAACCAGCAAGAATTATTTTAAATTTATCGGGTATTTTTTGATTAGGTATATCCATAATACCTTCTAATTGTTTCAAATCACCCATATGGGACGACCCACCCGCGTATGTAAATCTAACTCTACCGTTAGGGTCTTCTTTCCTATTGTCTTTAAACTGTCGCATCCATGAGGGATCTACAGAATTATAAAACACGCCAATTTTATCTAGTGATTTACCAGTTACACGTTTAATTTCTAATGCAAATAATTCAGTAGTCGTGGTTATATAATCTGCCATTTTAAGGTTATCAATTATCTCAAAATGCATTTTAGATTGTTTTGATTGTTGATAAAATGGATGTGTATTATGAAGCAACCAATAATCATCAATATCGACAATCATTGTTGTTCCATTTTTCTTTAATTTGGCAATCATTTGTGCTGATTTATTAGCGTCAATCATTAATGATCTATGATAATGAATGATATCAAAGTTTTTAAAATAATTAAAAGCCTTCTCAGAATTACTCAGATCGATATCAGGATTAATTTCGACAAGGAAATCATCACTATGATCACGTTGCATTTGTTGTGCAGGTGTTAAAGTTCTATAATAATTTACACCAGCCCCATCTTTATTATAGAATAAGATTTTTATTTTACTCATATCATGTATATTTTAAAACGATTTGTGAATTACCCAACCACCCATAAGCGATGAATTGGGCATCGAGTTTTATTGTCTTATTGTTGACTTTACAAAAGTATTAATATTTTTTTTTAAAGTCAAGGGAAACTAATCTTTTTTATAAAAAAAGACCGTAAAAAATCAATAGAATTTTAAATATATTTTTTTAGTTTTCAGATGTTTCTTCAGTTTCACCTGTTTTTCTTCTATATTGTCTTTTTGGTTTTTCTTCTACGATTTCTTCAATAAGAGTCACTATCGGTTCATCTTGAATTTGAATCATACGTTTTTTTACTGTTTGTTGAACAGATGCTTTTTTTTGAGTTCTTTTATATTCATTTTCAGTAACTCTATTGACAATGATGAGTTTTTCCAAATTTAATTTTTGGATATTCATAGGTAATCGATCACAAATCAGAAACATTTCAGTGCCTGCAACTAATTTTTTAGTTACTGACTTAAATCCATTGCCATATGTAATATCAACACTAGTGTTTTTTTTTGGATGTCTTTTTGGTAAAGACGAAGTAATATTAATTATTTTAAAAAAATTAGCCATATCTTTCTATAGTTTATTATAGTCCTTGTATTATTATATCCCCATATTTTATCCCATCGTAGCCCATTTTTCGGGCTTTCTCTGATACTGCACGGTTTATTATTTTTAATTCATCAGCACCTAATTTTTGTGCAATGTTTGTAAAATCTAAATTAGGGAACCAAATTGCTGCCAACTTTTTAGTTGGAGGTTCTTCATTATTATATGTCAATCCAAAATCGTTTGTATCTAATAAATTATCAAATTTGATATCATATTTTATATATCCATCAATTGGTTTAACTGAAAAGAAATTACCCGCTTGAGAACCTTCTTTTAATTCATTCTTTCTATATGCAGACATTTTCTTTTTATTGCTTTTAGTATCTATTCTTTCAAATCCTGAATGCAAAATTTCTTGATTTGGTTCTAATTCGTTCTCAATTAAATTTAAAAAATCACCATTTGCTTCAACAGGAAAGTCTTTTTCAATATTCAACACATCTTGAGACAATCCTTCTTGTGCTTTTTGATATTCATAAATATCTTGAATTTTATTTAATACTCTAATAGCATCTTTTGCAGGTAACATTATTCTAATAATTTTTGTTTTAGGTAAATCATTAGTTAATGCACTACCATGACGATGATGACCATCCAATATGCAATTGTCTTCTGAAACCCAATATGGTTTAAGATTATTAACATCCATCTCACCTATCTTATCAAGAGAAACTATACCTTGTGAGGGTTTAAGTTTTTTCGGATTCACATCTTGAATAAGATATTTAATACCTTCTTCCTTCAACGCATTCAATACGTATTTGTATGGTGCATTGATTTGAGGTAACCACTTTGGACGATATCTATGATCAATCATGTTAAGTATTTTTTTATAAATACTTATAAAAAAAATTTTAAGTTCCACCGCCGCCCCACAATAATAATCGGTTATTATGATTCCTTTTCATCGTTATCTTTTTGTTTAATATGATTCATTATTGTTTTAGTTAATTGAACATATTCCTTTGTTTCTGGACTCATATCTCGTTTACCTTCAAGGTATTTTTTATAATTTCCAACACCCATGTTATATGAAGCAGCAAAATCTTTAAAATTATTTACATATGGTAGTGGTGCTAATGCTTTCATATAGTAATGGATGAACTGTGCAGACTTGTCTGGATTATATAAATCATCCATTGTGAAATTTGTGCCAAATTTTTTATTGATTGGTTTTACATATTTCCATTTAGTTTGAGGGAACCCATGAAATCCTAACCAGTTTTTTCTTGGTATCATACCTGATTCAATCATCATTATTGCTTTAATTAAACTCATATTAGGATTTTCCCCCTTTTCTTTAAGCTCATATAACGCATTCTCAATATTTATATCAAATTGATTGTATCTACTTAAATATTTCGATGTGAATCTCTTTTTATTAATTTGTCTTAATTGACTCATTAAATCTTTATCAACCTCAAATACACCATCTATCAACCCATGACGAATAGCATCATTTTTTGTTAATTGATTTACTGATTTGCCATTAAATTTATTAGGTAATATTGGTTTAATTGCTTGTAACAAAGTTTCATCTTGTTTAACTAATTTTTTAGTTGTATTAACAAAATCATTAAATGTGGTAATTTCTTCAAAAATTAACTTATCTGTTAAACTATTTACCAAATTATCAGCCCTACCTAATTTATGACCAAAAGTTAAAAATAACAATATCGCCATTAAATATTTTTTTGTTATAGGGTTAGTAGTATTCTTTAATTTATCAAAAATTCTCATAACTACATTAGCTTTATTTTTTAACATAGATACAAAGTTACGAATTTTTTCTAAATTAATTCCCTCATTTAAGAAATTTTTTTCAATTTCTTCTTTAATCATGCTTTCAACTAACGTTAAAGCACCCTTATTTGCTTGTTGAATTTCAAAATCTATACCGAAAATTCTTATTTTATCCTTAAATTCTTTGAATTTTCTAATCTCTTTATCCCTATCATCATATACTACCACATCATTTGCTTCTGGAAATTTTTCGAGATATTTTTTAATTCTTTCTGTTTTTGGTTCTTCTGGTTTTTGAGCAAAATTATAATCATCGAAATGTAAACCATGTGTGTTTAATATTTCTCTAATTTGTTCACTCATATTTTCTAACCTACCAGTAAGTAATAGAGTATATGTTTCTGGATCAGCATTATCTTTCTGTAATTGGTTTACAATGTTAGGATATGTTTTAATATCAAAAACGTCAGTATTTAGTGAATCTGGTTCATACCACCAACCTTTATGTGGCCAATCTTCGCCCGTTTTTTCTTTCCATATTATCTTTCCCTCGTCAGGCGTTGGCGAATTAATTAAACATCCGTCTAGATCATAAAATGCTAGTTTTTTTACCATAAATTAAATTTTAAATGGTACTTCTTCTAAGTATCCTCGTAATCGTAACTTTTTTCTTAATGGTTTCCAATCAGTTATATCATTAGAATTTTTAGGTTTTCCACCGTTTACCCGATTCACAGCTAATGTTATGTGTGGGGTTTCTTTTTCCGATTCAAATCCTTCTACTGCTATAGCCATAGCCATATCATTCATTCCAATATGCGTGCCATATAAATTTACAGGAAAATTTAAGTATTTTATATGTTCGGGTTTTGCTTCACCCATATTAACTGTCATATGATGATTAATAATTTCCCAATCATCAGGTATTAAATCACCTAAATCTTGTATAATTCGTTCTTTTGAACGATCATCCAAAATAATTCCAGTATATGTTATTGGTGTTTTTTTTACATTAAAATCTTTTTCTCTTTGTCTATCTCTATGAGAAATTTCGTCTATCAAATCAATCTCTGCCATGTTTATTTATGTTATAGTAATTCTTTTTCGGGTTCTATTGGTTGAGCAACCTCCATTTCTACTTTTTTTCTATTCGAATTTGAATATACTAATTTTGTACCCTTAATTATTATAGGTTTTTGTAATTTATAATCGTATTTTTGCCCCTTTCCTTTTTTTACATATGCTAACGTCATATGGGGAACATAATTCGGATATGTTTTAATATGTGGTAATTGTTCAACATATTTTCTAATTTCTCTTAATTTAGATGATTCACAATTTAATTTAACAACATCAAACTCTTCATTTTCAAAATGAGATAATCCATTTATTACTATCTCAATTGGTTCTGAAATTCCCGATAAAAATGGTAAAAAATGATCTGGTTCAACACTATCTTCAAATCCATATAAAATAGTTACATGTGGCTTGTTTTCAATACCAAGATCACCATAATTATATACATCATTAGGATCAATTTTACTTACAATCCTATCCCAATTAGGTATTTGAGGATAAATCATTAAACAGCCATACTCTGCTTTTGTGGTTCGTTTACTTTCACTTTCTTGAAGTGGTTCTTGATTAGGCACTTCTGCCTGACTTTGAACCAATTTTAAAATAGCCTCTTTTTCATTAGGAATTACATCAGAATAAATTGCAAACATAGCTTTATTCTGTGCTTTCCCTATTTGATCGTTTCGTAATCCAATATTCATGAAATCATGACCATTTGCTGCTAATTCTCTAGTATTTAAAGGATATTTACCTGATTTTAATTCATCAATTGCAAATTCAATTGGTTTTGGTAAGACTTCACTATTAACAATTTCAGGCCAAACCCCAACAATTCTATTTGCAACATAACGATTTCTTGCTGGACGAGATTCATCAACATTTTTATATGCCCAAGTAAGTGCTTGAATTTCTTTAAATGTTGATATATCACCCTTTAATTCGTTTTTGTAAAATTTTGCAGGGTCTTCCACTAAATTATGTGACAATAAGTATATGAATTCTCCCATAGTTTTTACTCCATCCCAAACATTACTTATCAAAATACCTTTATCCACACCAAAAATGTTTTTTAGCAATCCAGTGTCTTTCAATAATGTTGCACCAACCAAAGGATTTCCTTTTTGAATAAATTTATCAAATTCCGTTAAAATTCTTTCAGGAGCAATTTCTTTAATTCTTGGAGCATTTTGTCTTATCATTCTTAAAGTATCTGGTTCAATTGTAAAATCAAAACGAGATGCAAAACCAATCATTCTTAACATTCTTAATGGATCATCAGAAAATGCTTCTGAATTTGTCATAGACATTTGTTTATTTTCAACATCTTTTAACCCTTGAAATGGGTCTATAAATTGTTCTTTATTTAAATTGATTGCCATTGAATTTATTTTTGCATCTCTTCTTTCTAAATCTTTTTCAATAGGCAAATTTTCATTAAAAGAAACTTCAACTCCTTTATGTCCACCTTCACCAGTAGCAATTTCTGTTCTTGGCAAAGAAATATCATAATCAACTGATTCTTCAAAAGGAAAAAATTTTATTACTCCGAATGATTTACCAACAACATCAACTTTACCAAATTTATTTAAAATAGAAATTAATTTATCAATTGGTATTAATCTTATAACTAAATCAATATCTTTATTTTTTTTATTTAAAATTAAATCACGAACGAAACCACCACAAATATATATTTCCCCACCATTATTTATTATTGATTTAATAAATGATTTATTTTTTATTTTTTTTATAGTATTATATATTTTCATATGAAAGTTCTTTTTGATATTCTAAATTTTGACCCAATAAAAATCTATAAGAATAATTATGTTTTTTACAATATTCAATACCAATTTTTGCTTTTATTATATCATTTTTTTTAATCCATCCCTTTACCTCTTCAATAATAATTTTATTGTTTTCATCAATAATTTTAAAATCTGGTATATAATATGTCTTTATTCCTTTATCGTTAACATATGATATTCTAATTTTATGTTTTTTTGTCCAAAAATAACCTTTTTTTTCAAAAAAAACCATTCTTTTTTCTTCATATGAAGAATCATACCATTCAAATTCACCATTCTTTTTTTTAAAATTTCCACACTTCCAATTGTTTTTTAATTTTATTTTTCCTTCTGAAAGATTTTTACAATAGGATTCAATTCTTTTTTCTAACAAAGCTTTATTTTTCCATCTATTTTTTAGATATGGTATCGTTTTATCGTATCCAACTTTTTTTCTATTTTTTATTGCTTTTTTTCGATGTTGAATATTATGCATTGGATTGTTTTTTGATATTTTTTCTCTAACTTCTTTTCTTTTAGATGGATTATTATTACCATATTTTCTATTTTTCTTTTTAAAAAGAGGGTTGTCTTTTTTAAATTTTTTTCTTTGTTTTTCTCTCCATTCTAATGTTTTAGCATGTTTTTTTGCCCAATGACCATGTAAATATTTATCACCAATATTAGTTGTTTTACCACATCCACACTCACAAAGATATGACCATTCTTCTTTTTCTTTTTCTTTTAATTCATTATGTTTTTTAAAACAAATAGCACATTTGATTAAATGTGATGACCATTTTCTATTATTATAATTTATTCCGCAATATGAAATTAACGGTATTTTTAATTTTTTCATGTTTTTTACTATAAATACATAAAAAAACCATCAACAATATAAAATTTTCCATAATGTTTTTATTTAAATTAAAGGTTCATTAAAATTTTAAATTTTCTAATTTCATTTAAATTATATTCTTTTTTATATGTAAATTTGTTGTCTTTGGTTACATTTATGTTTTCAATATTTTCATTTAAAGAAAATTTAGTTTTTTTTCTATCTTTAGTTGAATAAATAATATTACTTGTTTTTATTTTTATTGGTTTTTTAAATTTTTGAACATATTTTTTACCTTCACCTTTTTTTACATAAGCAAGTGTCATATGAGGATGAAATTCTTTATATCTAATTGTAGCTGGAAAATCTTCAACTTCTTTACGTATAGCCAGTAATTCTTTTGATGGTTTTACATCAATTTTTACAACATCAAAATCTTCATTTTCAAATAGAGAAATTCCTGTTAATTCTGCTTCAATTGGTTCTTTATATTTATCAAGTATTTCTTTAAAATCATCACCATTTACTTGTTTATAAAATCCATATAAAATAGTTATATGTTGTTCCTCTTCTCTGCCAAATGTTCCTGACCCATCATCATATAGCTCATTATCGTCTATTTTCTGAATCAAACCACTCCAATTTTTGATCTTTAAATAAGCCATCAATGCGCCATATTCTACTTTTTCTTCTGTAAGAAGAGATTCGTTTATATACGATTCGTTTGGTTGTTGGGTTACATTATTAGGTTCTTTATCACTAATGATATAATAAACAGTCCCATGAAGAACCAATTTTTTCTTAACGGGTATTCTGTTACGTTCTAATGCCTTTTCTATAAAAATTTGATTTATTCTTTTTCTTCTTTCATCCCCCTTCACATCTACCTTGGGAAGATATGAAACCATATTCACGGTGCCATAATATTCTAATGCTTTTTTATATGCTGAATTTACTGCCAAATTAAGTGTTGAAAATATTTTTAATGGTTCGCCAGTATTAAGTGTTGGATAATAATCTTCTCGTCCCTTTTTACCGAATAATTTTCCACTTGCTTCTCTACTATTGAGTTTTTCATAATGTTCCTTTGTTGTATAAAGAACAGACATATTAACTATATTTTGTGGCATTTGAGAATAAAAAAATGATTTATCATTATCACTCATTGATTCATCTTCAATAAAATATAATCTAGGTAAAATATGAAAATTTACTTGAATTATATATTCTATATTAGTGTCAGTAACAAACTCAAATAACATCCCATCTTTTTGAACCCTTGTTGCTTTTAAATCATATGGTTTAACATTTGCTTCACCAACTTCATTTAATGATGACTCTGACAATCCCTTTTCAAACCATTTTTCTTGATCTTCTGCAACATTTGGTTCATTAGGTTTATGTGATTGACCATCTTGTATTTTTTTATATGATACTGCCCCCGTATCTCCCTGACTACAAGCATCGGAAGTGCCGTCGAGTTTACCACCTAACCTACAAGATTTTTTAATTTGTGGTTCACTCATTTTAGGCATCCATGTTTTTATTCTTTCTTCTTTAATAGTACCTTGTTTACTTAAACGCCTTCTCCTTTCACCAAAACCTTCAAAAGTAAAATCAACATTAGGTTTTTTACGCATAGTACTATATGCCTTACCAATATTTTGCATAGTAAGTTTACCTAATTTTCTATTTCCCCCGTTTGCAAATAGTTCATAAGCAATACCGTCTTTCCCAATAATAACGGATTCTTGTAAATATTTATCCCCTAAACCAATAATAAATTCTTTGAATTTTTCGAAATCAAGTGCTTCTGGTTTTGGAATGAAAAAAGATGTTTCTTTAACTGGTATTTCTTGTCTTGTATCTCTATGTAATTCTTGCCAGTGGCCAATTAAATTAATATGACCTGCTTTTTCTTTTTGTAAATCGTTTGAAAGTGCTTTACTTTGTTGAATGTTTTCTTTATTAGACAATTCATTTCTATTTGCACTCATAATTGCAAAATCACCGTTTTGAATATGATTTAATAATCGACTAACACTTTCTTCTTGTATAAGTCTTTCTTCATCTTCATTTACTAAACCCATTTCAACCAAATCTTCATCAGCACCTTCAAATTTAAATCCAACATATGAATTAGTAATTTTCAAATCATCCCCAATATCATCTTCACTCCCATCTGTGTAATTAAGAATAATGTCACCATTATCGCTCCATAAATACGATTCTTGGCCAAAAATTAAAGCAGTTCTTTCTATTAATCCCATAAAGTTATTGCAATCCATATTTTCTGGTTTAAGAACAAAAAACGATGTTTCATATACATTCACATCCCATTGACCAGTTAGTTTAATTATTTTTGTGCTTAACGGTTTTAATACTCTATCAAATAATAATTTAGTTGCTTTAGAATTATAATTATTACTCTTACCTTTTACAAATGCAGATATAATTGCAAAACATTCAGCATTTAATCCTTTAACAATATCATCTAATTCATTATAAGTAACAATAGATTCTTCTTCATATAACCAAGGAGCTATATCGTCTGGGTTTTGAGTGCCGCGTACTGTAGTATATAACGAAGTTCCGTCTTCATTAACGTTTTCACTAGTTTGAAGTGCTTGACGATATGGTAGGGGTTTTTCTTTTCCATATTTAACTGATCCTCCACCTATCATAAATTTATCTTTAGTTGCATCATCAACATGATTATATTCTAAATCTTCACTAACAATACCGTGTGGACCACTAAATTTTTTTAATGTTTCTTGTAATTTCATTAAATTGTTGTAATAACTTGGTGGGTCATTAACTAACTTAAGAATTCTATCAATATTTTGAATGTTAATTAAATATAGTCGATATAAAAGAGAAATGTTCTTGCCGAGGTCGGGTTTGTTTAAATATTTATCAATATTTTCTATATATTTAATTACTCTCTTTATATTATTATTTGATAGATTTTTATATTCCTCATATTCGTTCATTTTACCAAATGAAAATAAATTACCTATTGGTAAATCTATTTTTTGATGTGTAATTAAGTTATCTTTTAATCCCTCATCAAATTTATCACCCAATTCATTATATCCTCTACTTTCACTGTCCACAGACAATGCCGGACCACCATATCCACCGTCACTTTTATCATTCGGATCATTTACGTGTTCTAAATCGTCATTAGAATACATATTCATCATGTAATCATCAATTTCATTAACACGCTGCCATAAATTTTTACCTGCTTTGGTTTGATTATGTGAGGGTTGTAAATTCATCCTTAATTTATCCTTAATGTATTTATAAAATGCAGTACCAACACCTCTTTTTTGATATTTATCATCGATAGATACACCTAAAGGTATAACTTTACCGTCTTTTATGTGATAATTAACGCCACCAATTTGTTTAAACCTACCTCTATCGTAAACAAAAACACCTAAATAATCTTTATGTCCACCTAATTCTCGTACAAAATAAGGATCATTATTTTTATCATAAATTACACCAGCATTCATTTTTTTTGCTAAACCCTCAACACTTTTATCTTCTGCTAAAGTAAATGCTTTAGGATTATATGAATCATTAATTTCTTTTGGTGTTAAATTCAGATTTACACGATCAGCAACACCAATCGAATCTAAATAATAGTTCCCTTCCATACCACCCATGTTTTCATCACCATCCATATATTGATTATACATATTATATATACTTCCTTCGGGTAAAACAACAACCATTCTATTTTCGTCATCAGGTTCAAGATTAAAATTATAAACAATATTCACATGTGAATTATCGGCATAATTTATCCAATGATCTATACCGTGTTCGGTTGCAAAACACCATTGAGAACCACAACCAAGATTTTTCATTGCATCTGATGATTTAACATCTACAACCACAACATTATTGTTGTCATATAACAAATCTGCTTCACCATACTCTGCTTCATAATTAATTTTATCTAATAATTCATCTATAGCATCTTCATGATAAAGATAGTTATTACTATTTTTTAATTGTGTTAATATTTTTTCAAAAGTATCGTTTTTAGATGAAAATATTTTTTTAAATACAATGTTTCGTTTTTCTTCGCTTAATCTGTCGTATAATTTAAAATGGTTATTAATTTCCTTCATAATTGTAGGAAGCCCATACTTCATATCATCGATTGTTCTAACTCTCCGAATATCATTTTTCAAATTTCTTAAATATATGTTGGGTATTTGAGCTAATATTTTTAATGCTAATTCTCTTCCCTTAAATGTTTCTGCAATTTCAATTGGATGTAAAGAACCCCCATCAGAAGAGTTAAAATTCTCAATAGGGAAAACATTTGAATTATAATTTTTGACTTGTTGATAAATATCATTTAAATAGTTTCTATGATAACTGTTCCATTTAGATTCTTTTTGTTCTGGGTTATAATTATCACCACGATTATACTCACCTATCTGAAATATCCACGCATACATTTTTGAAATAAAATAAGTAAAATTATCACCATTTGTGATTGAAATTACTCTATCTCTATCATTATTATCAAATAAACCGGTTTTAACGAAAAATTTGTCCATTTGTTGAACATTTTCGTTTAAATTCCAGATTTCACGACTCATTATTTGTGATAAATCCATTCGCTAAAATACAAAAATTAATAAATTAAATAATTAACCATAAAAAACATAATTTAAAACTATGCTTTTATGGCTTGAATTTTGCTTAAAAACTCTAAATTTAGTTTGAACTTCATCTAAAGAAACTCGATATTTCAATCTCAAGTTTTTTACTTCAATAAAGAATTTCTTCCAATCTGCAAATTTGGTAGCCATTTCCTTCCATTGGTGTTTTACCAACAAATTTGGATAAAATCCTATCTTGTTTTTCCTTATCCTATATTCAAATCCTCGCCTTGCTATTTCTATTGATGCATTAATTGCATCAGTATAATCATACATCATGTTTCCAATAAAACTTGAATATGCTGGATTTACTGAATATAACTTAATTCCTTCTATATTTAATCTTTTGGTTAAGTTATTGATAAACAGTTCTCTTTTCCAAAGATTTTTATTCTTTCTATTCGATATTTTTATTGCTGATGAACCTTTGAAATGTAAATCTTCAACGAAAATTGATTTACAATTAAATTGTTTTGCTAATTTAATTATTGATTTACTTATCTCAAATGTTTCAAACCTTAACTTGTTTTGAAAATATTTCATCCTATCTGAATTAGAACTCAATTTTTCAAATAAAAATTTATTAAATATTAATTTTAAACTAAATTCCTGTGCATGAATTACCTTACCATTATCTAAAATAGAAATACCTATTGTATCAGGATTCAAGTCTATACCTAAATATCTATTTTCATTTAAAATTTTAACTTCTTCATTTTTAAATTCTTCAAAACTTATATAAATATATTTTAAATCAAATCTAATTGAATAAGTATAACCTTTTTGATTTTGTTTAACTTCATTAAGTTGTTGAAATTTGAACAATTCTTTCTTTATATTGTTTCTTAAATTAGGTAATTCTAAAGAAATATGTCTTGATTTATTTAATTTAAAAATGATTTGATTATTTTCAATAACATCTAATTTGAATGAACGATTTCCTTGTTGTAATTTCTCACCTTGAATATTTATTGGGTTCAATCTTTTAAGTTGATATTCTTCTTTAGTTATTTTGTTTTTGAGTCGATTAATTAGATTATATTTGCCCCCAAAAATAACCTTTTTATCTTTAAATCTTTGTTGTATTGCTTTACCATCTTTAATTCCACATTGAATTAACCAAGAATTTAATAAACCAATGTTATTTAATGATTTAGTTAATTCTCGTATTTCTTTTTCTGTTTTACCATCAATAAAACGATTATAACTATACCTAACAACCGATGAATATTGTTTAAGTACAGAATTTAAGTCTTCGTTAGTTTTATATGGTAGTTTAATTGTTATCATTTTCTTATTGCAACACTTTTTTTAAAGCATTTAATTCTTTTCTTCTATTTGAATACATTTTCATAGTAAAATGATGTATAATTGAAATTAAATCTTGAGTTAATTCTGTTTGAAAATCTTCCTCATTCTCCGAAACTAACTGTATGTTTATTAGTATTATATTGAGCGATTTTATAATTCAATAAATTATTATAGACGAATCTACAAGTACCGAGAAGATTATTAACATAATCTATTTGATTATTGTCTAAATAAATTTTAATTTTAACTGCTCTTAACATTGTATAATCATTCTATACTAGAAATACTTATAAATTTTTTAAAAACCATTGCTTGTAAAAATAAAATAATAAATTCACATTTAATTATAATGTTTTATAATACTTTTTATTTAGTAGATTTATTTTTATTTTGAATTTCTCGAATTATTTCAACAACCATTTCTTTAATTACTGGCTTCATTTGTTCAACAATAACTTTTTTTACCCTTTCAATAGCATATGTTTCAATAATATGATTTTTTAATGCTTTATCTGCTAAATTAACAAAATGTTCATTAATGAAATTTATTGTGTGATTTCCAATTTGTTCTTGAATAATTTGCGGATTAATACCACCCATTGGCATTGGCATATTTGATCTATTTTGTCCCATACCACTATTATATTCATTTATAACACCAGAATTATTATATTCTAAAGCAACATCATAAATATTACCTCTGCTTGCACCGTTTGCATTAGTTCTGAAATTATTAAACATCATATTATCTCTTTCTTTAGATGCTAAATCATTTCTCATGCTTCCAGCACCGCCACCAACTGATTCATGCATTATAGGTGCAGGGGTTTTTTGCGTTTTAGGTGTTGCTGTAGTAATATGTTTGATTGTATTTTCGTCTAACGGTGCGTTATTATTAATACCTGTTTTAACATCAATATTTTTAGATCGGTGTTCAACCACCTTCATTTTATTCACTACTTTACTATGTGGATTATGTGTTTTTAAAGCATTCACTAATTCATTCAATTCATTATCAGCAGCAGTAGTTATTTGAGCAGATTCACCCATTGCAATTTGATTATTAATTTGTTCTGCTTTTCTTGCGTCAATTAATTTTTCAATGCCTTTAATATCAAAATTTTGCTTTTTTGCCATAACTATGTATTTTTTTATAAAATTTTATTGTTTTTTATAAATACGTTAAAATTTACAAAAAATTATATATTTCATTGAATTTCTTGTTCTTTTTTATCGCTTGCCTGTTTTACTTGGTTATTTGCATTAGTAAAAAACGATCTGTCTATCGGTTGATTTCCTACAACATGTTCTCTATAAAGTTGTTCCATATTTCCAATAACATCATTTGGAGGATATTTACCTCTAAAATTATTATTTGCTGCATTTTGAGAAACAATTTTATAATCATTCAATTCTCTATCTTTTATTAATGCATAATTTTTCAATGATTCCTTTCGTTTTTTTCTAATTACATTACCAAATTGCATTATCCTTTGTTTTATTTTATCTTTTTCCGTTTCAGGTTCTTGATAAAACTTTTTCCAAGCAACGTTTTGATTAGTCATGTCGGCATATGACATTCTATCACCTTGAGTTATAGTTACATTAGGATCATCAATAGATTCTACACCAAATTCATCATATGGTGAATTATCTCCTTTATTAACTCTATAAAATATTTGAATCATCCCATTATCATTGGGGTTATATTTAGGTCTAAACACATCGTTTTCAGCAAATCTCTTACTTAAAGGAATCGCTTCTTTAATACCGTCTAATCTAAATAATCTCCAACCTGGCATATTATCTCTCCATAAATTACTTTTTCTGGCACTCCATCTATTAGATATTATACCACTGGCAGAATCAGAATCTCCCGCTTGTTGCCACGCTCTAATTGCAACATTACCACCAACATCATCACCTTTAGTAACACCCATTAAATATGGTTCAATTGTTCTATACCCTGCTTTTTGAGTGTCATCCCCTTTATAAAAAATTTGCACAATACGTTTATTCTCAATAGCATCTTTAAATAGATTTCTATCTACATATTCATTAAGAAATTGTTTCTTTAAATGTTTATGTATTTCTCTTATAAAGTTGGTTTCTTTCATAATTTTTGCAGAGAGGAGACTCTAACGCTTACGTGGGTTCTATTGATTACGCTCGTGAATCATTATAAGGTTTATTTTTGTTATACATATTTTTTGCTTCTCCCTCATGTCTTTTTTGGATATCAGTTAATCCTCCAATTGATCCACTATTTTCTCCCTTACCCTTTTCATCACCATCAGACAATGCCTTTGAATGGGCTGTGTTATATGGATCATTTGGTGTAAACAAAGTTGAAGTATTTCTTGCGAATTCTCTTTTTCTATATTGTTCGCTGTTTGCTAATAATCTGCTCATTTTTATATTGTTTTATTAATTAATAATTATTTGTTGTGAACTATCCGTCTACAGTCTGTTATCTATCATTTATCACGACATACTTACTGCTTCTATGTCGCGATTACATATCGGCTAAAGACCTGTAAGTTTTATATTTCTATTTATAAATACTTAATTTAAAACAATATCCACATATTGTTTTTTTCATAACTAAATTTTAATATTAATCGTCGTATTTTGTTGCAGCAATTCTAACGTAATCTAACAAATTAGGAACTGCCATATTTTTATTTATTTTTGATAATTCATCAGAAGATAACCACATATAGCCATCGTTTTCTTTATCTAATTTCACGTTATATGTATCATATCTATCAGGTAATTTAGATATAAATAAATGTTCAACATTTCTTTCATCTCTTTGAATTACAAAAATTTCTTTTAAATTTTCTAATTTAATACCTGTTTCTTCTAACGCTTCTCTTTTAGCTGCAACAATAGGTTCTTCTCCTTCTTCAACACCACCACCAACTAAACATAATTTATTTGGCATCCATTGATCAGGAAATGATGCCCTTTTAAGAATTAAAACCCTCATTTCACTATCAAAAATTATAATTAAAGCGTTTAATATTAATTTATTTTCGTCGTTTTCTTCCTCTTTATTAATTTCTTCGTCTTCTGTTAATGTAACATGTCCCGTTTGTGCTTTTAGTGTGGGATCATTTAAATTAATATCAATTGGTCTTTTAATATCAGTGCTATTTGCTGTTCGTGTTCTTTCACTCATAAGAGTTTTCTCAACAAATTTTTTCATGTGTTCACCACCCATCAAATTGAATTGAATTTTATCGTCTTCACTATCCATATGATCGTAAAAATTTTTAATCCTTTTCATTTGTTGATAAGTAAGATTACCTGATTTAATTATGTTTTTTGCTCTTTTAATGCCTTTATTATTAGGTGCTGACATTAATTTAGCATTAATTATTTTTAATAAATAATCGGGTATTTTATATGTATTACCGTATAATTGTGAATTCATTATTTGTTTTAATTATAAACTATATTGATATTTTAGCTTCCCACTATCATAAATACGATAATAATTTCTTTCCAACATTATTGTGTGTTCACTTTTCATAAAATCATATCCATCTTTAATTAAATTATCTTTTCTAAATCCAAACCTATGATATCTTTTTATTTGATTTCTATTAAAATAACTATAGTCGGCATTAGTTTTATATATTTCATTAAACCCCAATTTCACATATAAACCACCATTGCTATACCTCCTATCTGCAAAACTAATAACCTCTTTAGGTTGATAATTCTTAATGAAAAATTTAAATAATTTGCTTGCACCCCCTATTACATTTGTATTTAATTTATTACAAAATCTATTCAATTCAAAAGAATTCTCTTGTATTGCTATTGATTTTCTAGTTTTTATAAACGTCATTAACGAAACCAATTCATTTTCATGAAATAATCCTAATTTAAATTTAGATTTTACATATCCTTGTATGTGATTTTTATCTAAAAAGTCTCTAATCAATTTATTATCAATTATTTCTTTTATTTCACATTTTCTAGCAAAAATCTTATTTTCAGTTAAACCTAATTTATTTTTGATCATTGATTTAACAATATCTGACTTATAAACCCATTCATCTTCAAAAATATGAATTAACTGTATTCCTTTTTCTTGACATAAATTAGTTTTATTAAAATGATAATTTTTATCTTTAAAAAGTTCGGAATGATAATATAAACCATTAAATTCAATTGCTAAATTATGATCTGGTAAATATATATCTAATTCTTTGCCATTAAGTATTGATCTATTGTTTTCGATAATTTTTGTTTTTGTTATTGTTTTTAAATAATTAACAATTTCTTCTTCATATTTTGATATTGATATTCCACATTTATTACACCCATACCCTTTCAAATGAGACTGTGGTGTTTGATTAAATTCGCCATGTTTAGAACATATGATTTTAATATTGGTATAATTATTATTATGTATTTTATTTGCTTTATCTACAAAACTATTATAACCTAACGATAATTTATTGTTTTTACATTTAGAACACCCTGCATTATTATTAATATGATCCGAGGGTTTTTGTTCAAATACACCGTGTTCAGGACATATAATTTTGATTTTAGTTTGGGAGTTTTTATAATCCACTAGTGAATAATCATATTTATCACCATGAACTTGAATTGCTTTTTTTGTGAATTGATTAACATTGTCTTTCTTTTTTGCTGACCTGACGCTAACACCGCATTTTTTACATCCATGCCCTTGTAAATGTGAATTTGCCTCTTGTTCAAATACGCCGTGTTCGGGACAAATGATTTTAACTTTATTTATGTTTCCAATATAGTTTGTTAATGAGTAATCATATTTATCACCATGAATTTGGGTTGCTTTTTTTATAAATTTTTTCGTGTTTAATTTTCTACTATCATTTCTATTTTTATAACTACATTTTAAACAATTACCACCCTTTAAATGTGTTGCAGCTATTTGTTCAAATACGCCGTGTTCGGGACATATGATTTTGATTTTACTTTGAGAATTTTTATAATTCACTAACGAGTAATCATATTTATTTTTATGTATTTTATTTGCTCTATTTATAAAATCATCTAACGTTAATTTTTTATTCATAATAATGGAGTGTAAACTACCCACCCACGCAAAGCGATGGGATGGGCTTTAAACCCGACAACGAATGCAAAGAGCAATACATAGTCGATTTTTCGGGCATAGTTACAGATACCCCAAGTAAAGAGATATTTTGGGCAG